TCGACCGGTGTATTGAAATCCGCTCGGACTCCATGTCCAAGCTGCCAAACTACGGCTTTGATCGGAAAACACGTGCCCGCGTGGATGTGCCCGGTCTGGATCTGCTGAACATACGTCCAAACGAAGCGCATGCGCCGTCAGTCCGCAAGAAGATGTTGGAAACCAGCCGTCTGGAGACTGGAAACAGCTATGACTGGATTGTCCGAAATCCATCCACGTTTGAGCCGGTGGAGCTGATCCCCATCCCTGGGCAGCTGGTAACGCCTTGGCAAAAGACCGACGGCAGTGTTTGGTATACGGTGACGCACCCATACACTGGAGAGCCGATGGTACTCCCAAGCATGGACATCTGCCACTACAAAGGGCCTACACGCGATGGCCTAATTGGTATCTCCATTCTGCAGCGAGCCAGCGAGGTGATAGCAGAAGCCCATGCAGCGCAGGCCTACAACCGAGCTTTTTATGAAAGCGGCGGCCAGCCATCCGGCATTTTAAAAACAGAGTCAGATCTTGCAGGTTATGTGGAAACCAGAGATGGCAGCAAGATTTCCAAAAAAGAGCTGCTGCGATCTGAGTGGGAACGGTTACACTCCGGCCCCAAAAACAGCCACCGTATCGCCATTCTTGACTACGGTCTGGACTATAAGCCCATCGCCTCCAGCAACAGAGACGCACAGTTTCTGGAAAATAAGGAGATGTCTATTCGGGATATCGCGCGGTACTGCGGTGTTCCCCTGTACAAGCTGCAGGAAGGCAAGCAAGCGTATGGGTCCAACGAGCAGAATGCCATCGAGTATGTGGTGGAGACGCTGCACCCCACCGTAACGCAGTACGAAGAAGAGCAGACCTACAAAATCCTGCCGCCGTCGTTGGTCAAGGCCGGTCTGGAGATCCGGATCAACATGATGGCAGAGCTTCGCGGCGACACCAGCAGCCGCGGCAACTGGTACAGAACGATGCGCGAAGTTGGCGGCTTCTCCGTCAACGACATTCTGGCATTGGAAGATTTGCCCGCGGTGGAAGGCGGCGATGAACGCTTGGCCAGCCTGAACTATGTGCCGCTGCGCGCATGGTACGAGCTGAGCATGACCCGAAATGGAGAGAAAAAATGAGAGTCACACTGAACGGTTATGTGTCCGCAGATGAAGATCTGTGGCTCTATGAATGGTACGGCTACCCTGCTTTTGGTCCGTCCACGGTGCGTCAGGCGCTGCAGGACAACCCCGAAGGCGAAGAGTTGGTCTTTGAAATCAACTCCTACGGCGGCAGCGTCTGGGCCGGTGCAGAGATGTACAGTGTCCTGCGCAGCTCTAACGTGCGTACCCGCGCCGAAGTTCAGTCCTTGTCCGCATCGGCAGCCTCATACATGATGCTTGGCTGCAATGAGGTCTGGATCTCCCCGGTCGCAGAAATCATGGTACATCTTCCTGCCACCGTCACGGACGGAGACCGGAACGAGCACCGTGCCAGCATTCACCTGCTGGACAGCATCACCGAATCCATCCTGAATGCCTACGAGCTGAAGAGCGCAGGCAAAAGGACAAGGGACGAGCTTTCCCGCATGATGCACAATACCGACTGGCTGACGGCGCAGGATGCGTTGGACGCCGGGCTGGTAGACGGAATTCTTTATCAGGGCGAGGCCGATCCCAAGCTGATTGTCAATGCTGCCGCAGGCAGCATGCACGGCATGGCAAGCGCCTTGGCAATGCCCGACATCAATAAGCTGCGTGAGCAGTACTACAATACCCATAAGCCCGCGGGGTATCCCGCAGACAATACCTGGCAGGAAGACGCCAGACGTCGCCTGACCATCGAAAAAAACAGATTTGGAGGAATGTAAAATGCCCGATATCCGTAGACAGCTGATCGATCTCGGCCGCCAGCGCACAGGCTTCCTGGCCGAGATGGAGAACGCCATTGAAAAGAATGATCCCGCAGCCTATGACTCTGCGTATCAGAAACTGCAGAACGTCAACGATGATATGGCCCGAATCCAGACAGTCATTGACGAGCAGGACCGGAAATTCTCTCCCATTTCCGGTGCCGAGCGCAAGGATATGGTGGAGGATCGTGTTAACGATCTGAAAAACAAAAAGTCTATCCAGTTTACCGCCGCAGAGGTTAAGACGGCAATTCGCGACGCTCTGCTGGTTGGCTCCGGCCAGATCGTGGAGCCTGTCGGCGCAGGCAGCACGATCCATGATCCTGTCGGCCGCGGCTATAGCTCGATCATCGATCAGGTTCGCGTGATGGACATGACCGGTGTTTCCGCGTGGCAGGAGCCCTACGCTAAATCCGGCCTGACCGCTTACGGTGCAGACCCTGCAGAGGTTGCCGGAGAGCTCCGCCAGGAAAGCGACGCGTCTTTTGGCGTTGCTGAAATTCGTCCCTACGAGGTCACGGTCACCAGCTACGTGGATCGCAACATCGAACGTCTGAGCCCTGCCAGCTACTACGACAAGGTCTATTCCATGGCCATGACTGCGCTGCGCAGAAAAATCTCTGAGCTGATCCTGAACGGCGATGGCACGGCCTCCCCCGTTGTTTTTGGCATTACCAACGCCAAAAACAAAGCCGGTGAGGCAATCTTCACCACACTGAATTCTGGTGCTGTTGATGTCAACACGTTGGATTCCCTGTACTTTGCCTACGGCGATGATGAAATGGTCGGCGGCAATGCACGTCTTCTGCTGGCCAAAACTGCTCTGGCCGATCTGGGCAGGCTCAGAGGCACCAATGAAAAGCGCCGCCTGTTTAACATCTCTCCTGATCGCGGCAACGCCAACACTGGTGTGATTGAGGATGGCGGCACCATCATCCCCTATACGCTGGCAAGCGCCATCGGCAGTAAGCTGGCCTATGGCGATCCTATGAATTACCTGCTCGGCCTTTTCGGTAACTACACTGTCCGTGTAGACGAGAGCTACAAAGCCGGCGAACGCCTGATGACGATCCTTGGAGACGCCATGGTCGGCGGCAACGGCATCGTGCATAACGGCTTTGTAATCCAGCCCATCGGTGCCTAACCATGGCTTATGTCTCGCTGGATTACATCAAGAGTCATGTCCGGCCGGATGAGACCGAGCGGGACGAATACCTGCTCAGTCTGACCAATACGGCCGAGGCTTATCTTGCCCGGAACGGCGTCACACCAGATAACGTAGCACCGCCGGAGTTTACTTTGACCGTTGGCTCCATGGTGTTGTTCTGGTACGAAAACCGCTCTGATCCCACAATCACCACCCACGGCGGCTTTGATGCCGCCACACGGTGGCTGATCAACAACCTGAAGGACGCCGCGAAAGTGTCCAGTTTGGATACTTCCTGCTGATACAGCGCCGCCCTCATTGCAGGGCGGCGGAAAGGAGACCGCATGCGAGTAAATGCTGGCAAGCTGAATAAACGGATCCAGATACAGCAGCTGGTTAAAAACGAAGATGCCGACGGCTTTTGGACTGAACAATTCGATACGGTACACACGTGCTGGGCGCAATTCTCCCGGCTGAGCGGTAAGGAGATGTCTCAGGCAGATGCGGATTACGCTGAAGTCAATGTTCGTTTTTTGATTCGATATACTCGTGTGCCCATCGACCGAAAAATGTATGTGCTGTATGCCGGGAATCGGTATGCAATCCAGTATATCAACGACTACAGCGACAGTCACGCATATGTGGAGATTCTGGCAAAGCTGGAAACACTGGGAGAAGCATCATGACAGTATATGAAAAGTTGCGAGCAACAATGGCTCCGTTGGTTCCCGTTTGCGTCCCTGGAGACTATACCGGATCTGAACTTGAGTATTGCGTTTTTCACGTCGATGTGCAGCCAGACGTTTTCGCTGAGGGTTCCCCCGCTGCTGTTGTCTGTCTGATCGTTATGGATTGGTACTGCCCCAAGAACCAAAACACCGTCTCGAAACGTCGGCAGATCTGTCAGGCGCTGGCGTCTTCCGGCTTTACGTACCCATATGTCACAGACGCCTCGGATGGCTCAACGCAGCGCCATGTCTTTCAGTTTGAGACTCTGGAGGTTGTTGAGAATGGCTGATTTTGACGTAGATTTCGATTCTATATCCGAATTGATCAGCTCGCTAAATAAAGCTGACCTCTTTGACGAAGAAACGCAACGCAAGCTTCTCTCTGCTGCGGCTGATGAGCTGATGGATGCAGTGCGCGAAGAGTCGAACCGATCTGGGTTTGACTTGAAGCAAATCACAACAAAGCTTAGCAAGTCAAAAAAAATAAAGCGCGACAAAACCGGAGATTCTTATGTCACCGTTACAGTCAGCGGGAAAAATCAGCGAGGAGAAAGAAACGCCACTGTCGCATTTGTGCTGAACTACGGCCGCAGTGAAAAGTACGGCATAATCAAAGGGTCTTACTTTTGGACGAGAGCGGCCAAGCGATCCAGTAAAACCGTTTTGGATACATACGAAAAAACAATCACACAGGAACTCAAAGAAAGGAAGTTGATATAATGCCCGAGTTTGATTTGAGATACATTCAAGCTGCAGAGTACAAATACGACGCCGAAACCGAAAAAGTCTCCTACGGAAATAAGGTCAGAGTGGGCGACGCGATGTCTGCTAACGTCGAGATCAAGTTTGCCGAGGGCCGCTTGTATGCCGAAGGCCGACTGGCAGAATACATGAAACTGGCAACCGGCGGCACAATCTCTCTCGCCGTGTCGCGAATTCTCGAATCCGCACAGGCGCTTATGTACGGTGCCACAACCAGCGACCGCACCGTCAGCGGTAAACCTGTTTCTGGCCTCCGGTACACGGCAAAGGATGCTGCCAAATATGTCGGCGTCTCCTTCTACGCGCCTGACATGGTTGATAGCTCTCCCAAGTACACCTGCATGTTTGTCCCGAAAGCTCTGTTCGGCCCGCCGTCTTACTCTTACACCACCAAAGGCCAAAACCTTCAGTTTTCGACACCGACAACGACCGGAGAATTTCTGGCGACAGACGATGCAGCTGAGCTGCTGATCGACACCGCGACTGTGGATACGATCGAAGAAGCCAAGGCATGGTGTGATGCTGTTTTGGCGGCAACGGAGGTTGGATGATGGATCTGCGGCTGAAAGAAGAGCCCTATGTGTTTGACGGTCACACCTATTTGCTCCGGTGTAATATGAACGTGTTGGCCGATGTACAGGAAGCTTATGGCGGCAACATCAGAGCTGCATTGCGACAGTCTACATCTGTTCGCACGATCAACACGTTTTTGACTGCCATGATCAATGACTATGCTGACGAAATGGGTTGGCCGTCCTACACGGTCAAGCAGGTTGGCAGACTGCTTCCGGCCGATTCCAATTCTATGAACGCGCGTACAGAAATGGTTATGCGCCTTGTTACTGCTGCAGTAGCAGCGGATCAGAAAACAGACTCTGAGCAAAAAAACTGACCAGCCACGAAAATGCAATGAGCGACAGCATTAACTTTTCGTGGTATCTAATGGCGTGGTTGACAAACCGGTTTGGCGATGAGAAAACCTTTTGGAAGACAATGACGCCGGCGAGATGTCACGCATTGTATACACAATATGCTAAATCATTCTCGCCGGCTAAAATACAAGCAGCCGCCCCACGGCTGTCTCTGTCGCAGTATCTGTCCGGGAAAGGAGTGCGGTGAATGTCAACGCCAACAATCAAAACAAAAATTGCTCTGGACGGCGAAAAAGAATATAAAGCTGCGCTTTCGGAAATCAATTCCGGGCTGAAAGTCCTTGCGTCTGAAATGAAGCTCGCAAAAGAGCAGTTCTCCGATAACGCTGACAGCGTGGAAGCTCTGACAGAAAAGAACGACATTCTGGAGCGGAGCATATTATCACAAAAAGAAAAGATCGATGTGTTAAAATCGGCTCTAGAATCTTCCGCTGCGGCATATGGAGAATCCGACAAACGGACAAGCAACTGGAAAATTTCTCTGAACGAAGCAGAAGCTGCGCTCTTGAAGATGGAGCGCGAGCTGCAGGAAAACAAGAAAGCTCTCGATAATTTCTCCGAAGCTGCAAGCGACGCAGACGAGGCAACTGCAGACTTTGAAGGATCCTTGGAGAACGGCTCTGAGACTCTGAATGAGTTCGGCGATGCGACAGATGACAACGCTGATCGTTCTTCCGGGCTGGGCGACAAGATACTGGATCTTTCCGACAAGTTTGGAATAGAACTCCCCGGCGGCATCAATAAATCGATGGGTGCCCTGAACTCTGTAAACGTAAAAGGTTCCGCCATTGCATCAGTTTTTCTTGCTGCCGCAAAAGCGGTTGTCGAGCTTGAAAAGGCGTTGATGAACGTCACCATGCAGCAGGCTGAATACGCGACTGAACTTGACAATATATCCCAGGTCATCGGATTCAGCATTGTTGGCACCCAACAGTGGGACTATGTGCTGAAAACTGTCGGATCCTCCATCTCCGACGCACAGGGAGATCTTGTTGCGTTTCAGGAAAAAATCATTGAGGTCGCCAACGGAAACGAAGAAGTCTCCGCGACGTTTGCAAAGCTCGGCGTCGATATATACGACTATAACGGAAACATGCGAAGCACCGAAGAGGTATTCGCATCGGTTGTAGACGCCTTGCAGCACATGGAAAACGTCACGGAACGAAACGTGATCGCGTCTGAGCTGCTTGGCGGAACCGGCGAAAAGCTCATTCCTATATACAATAAAACAGGAACAGAGCTTACCGAGCTGATGCGGCAAAAAGAGAATATGGGTCTGCTATACGCCGACGAAGTCGAAACACTGAAGGGCGTTTCTTCTGCCGTTTCGGAGTACAACGAGAGCACAGCTGCCGCCAAAAATACGATTGCAGTTGAGTTTGCGCCTGCGCTGCAAGCCTTCTATGAGATGGCCGGCGAAGGAATTCGCGAATTTGGAACCGTTGCAAAAAATAGTGGCCTGACTAACTTTTTTGCCACAATCCTGGAGTGCGTCACCGCGTTGGTGCCTTTGTTTGAAATATTTGGCAGCGTTTTGGAGGCTCGATACTTAGAGTTTCAAGCTTACGCCATTGTTTTCGGCGTGATCGCAGATGCACTGACCACCATCAGCAGTTTGGTCGGAATCGTGGTCGACCTTTTCACGTTTGACTTTGATGGCGTTGGCCGAAACTGGGACCGGCTGACAGGCGTTTTTACCGGAAACTCTGCAACTGCGCGAGCGTGGAATAACGCCAGAAACAACTGGAACGCGTCTGGTGATGACAATTTTTCGGGCGGATACACATGGGTTGGCGAGAATGGCCCGGAGATTGCGTGGCTGCCGCAGGGGACTAGGATCTCCACTGCGCAGGAAAGTCAGCACATTGGCGGAGATACGTTTTACGTGACAATCAGCGCGAAGGACGTGCGGGAATTTAACGACATTGTTCGGATTGCAGCGTCAAAACGCCGAAGAGATAGAATGGAGGAATAGTGTGGGAGAAATAAGGTTTAACGGAAATAAAAACGCAGTAATATCTTTTGTTAATCCGACACTACACATTGGATCTTCCCCGCGTTACGATACGGCGGCGGACAATGATCGATACGGTACCCTTCTGCAGAGCTTTGAGCAGATCCCAGCAGACCTTATATCGCGAGAGGTGACTGCTGTTGAGGTGTATTTTTACGCCTA